ACTGAGCATAAATAAACTTCAGAAAAACGGACCCCTATTTTAGGAGCTCCTAATGTACCGGAGGACAGGCCCGCGTGAGAACTTGACCAAACCGAATACCAAAACTATGTTTAACCAAAGGAGAACCAGATGGCACTTGAACGTAAACCCCAGCGAGCCGGAGCCAATTCGGTTGACCGCGCAGCTCAGGCTTTCACCAACGCAGTTGACGCCAAGGACATCCCCGTTCCTAAGGGGTTCGCCTTTAGGTCAGAGGAGGAGCAGGACCTGTGGCGCACGTTTACCTCGGCTCGCTCGCCGGGGGATTGGTTACCTCATGATCTAGTCATGGTTGCGAAAATCGTTGAGCTTGAAGTCAAGATCCGCGAGTTCAAGGCAAACCTTGAGCGTGAAGGATACATCGTTGAGAACCAACGCGGCACGATGGTTGAGAACGCATACTTCCGCGTCTACCAGACGGCGCTGGTGATGCAGATGACCATCATCCGCGCTCTGAGCATGAACTCCTCGGCCAGCGACAAGAATACCGTCCGCACTCAGGCCAAGGAAGATCAGAAGGCGGTTAAGCGGCTGGAGCAGTCCGGACCCCTTAGCCTTATCGCGAGTCGTTAATGGCGCTTCCTGAACACGTAAAGCAGTCGATTATCTGCGGGCCTGTTCCGAAAATTCGGCAGTTCCGCAACCTACCACTCGACAAGCTCACCCGTGCTGAAAAGGTCATCCTGTTTGCGGAGCGACACCTGCGCATCCCCGATGGTGAGCACGTTGGCCAGCCGATCAAGCTTGACGTGTTTCAGGAAGCTTGGCTTCGGGCAGTATTAGACAATCCTAATGGAACCCGCACCGCAATCTTGAGCATCGCCCGCAGAAACGGCAAGTCGTTTCTGTTGGCGGTGCTCGTCCTCGCAGTCCTCGTTGGCCCGCTGGCCGAGCTGAACGTCACCTGTGCCTCCGCTGCCAACTCGCGGGATCAGGCTTCACTGGTTTTCAAGATGATGAACCAGATGATTATGCAGTCCCCGGACATCGCAGCCGTGACGCACGTTACCCCCTCCTCGAAAGAGATCCGGGGTCTTCCGCTCAATACGACATACTACGCGATGTCTGCTGAAGCGAAAACCGGGCACGGTCGCTCGCTCAAGTACATCGTGCTCGACGAATCCGGTCAGATTAGAGGCCCGTCAAACGAGTACGTGGAGATGCTTCGCACATCACAGGGTTCTTATTCTGACTCCCTATTCGCGACCATAAGCACTCAGGCCCCCTCCGACGCCGACTACCTGTCTATCCTGATCGACGACGCTGCTCGATCCCAGAACCTGAATACCGTCTGCCATCTTTACACCAGCCCAAAAGAGCTCGACTATACGGACCCAAAGGGAATGCTGATGGCGAATCCGGGCCTCGGCGTGTTTCGCTCTAAGTCCGACCTCCTAACTCAGCTGGAACAGGCCAAGAGACTCCCTGCAACGGCTGCTGGCAACGAAAACCTTCTTTTGAACCGCAGGGTAGCCCAAGAGCAGCTTTTCCTCTCTCCACAGGTCTGGAAGCTCTGCAGAGCCGAACCCGATATTGAGGTACTTCGCAACAACCCGGTTTCGGTGGGAATCGACCTTTCGGCCCGGAACGACCTTACCGCAGCGATCGCCGCTGCCACAGACCCCGAGACCGGGCACACCCACGTTATCCCCTTCGTTTTCTGCCCGACCCACGGCATTGAGGATCGCTCCCGCCGAGATCGTGCTCCGTACGATGCGTGGGTCAAGAACGGGCAGATGTACGCTTGCGGCGGCAAGAGCATGGACTACGTCCAGATCAGCGAGCTCCTCCGCGACTTGTTTCACGACATGGGAATCGAGCCAAACACGATTGAGTTCGACCGCTGGCGCATCGAAGATTTCAAACGAGCCTGTCAGGAAACTGGGTTTGCCCAAATGGCGACATGGAATCCGGTCGGTCAGGGCTTCAAAGAGCAAGGTCCGCGCTGCGAGTCGTTTTTGTCGATGTGCCTTGAAGGTAAATTGCGACACGGAAACCATCCTCTCCTAAACATGGCGGCGTCAAACGCGATTGCGGTTATTGATCCTGCTGGCGCAATAAAGCTCGACAAAGCAAAGGCAACCCAGCGTATCGATCCGCTTGTTGCGGCGGTTATGGCGGTTTATCCGGTGAGCGACGGAAACCGGGCGCTCGGCTCAGACCTAAGCTGGTGGGTGGCTTGACTTCTCTCGGAAACCGAGGTAAGCGCGAAATATGGGATCTAATCGTAACAGACCCGGCAAAGATGAACGCGACGGTGTGGCGGCTGTAAAGTCGTCAGTAACATCCGGCAAGCCTCAAGCAGGTAAGCCGTATGCACACCAAGCATCTCCCTGTACACGTTGAAAAGTCAGATAACGCCGATTACGATGCTCGTTTCGTAATGTCCGCAGCGACCCCCGACCGGGTCCGCGACACAATCGAGCCCTCTGCCTACAAGCAGGTAGTCTCCAAGGTCAAGCGTCTAATCGCCTTGTGGCAGCACGACTCTGACAAGCCTATTGGCACTTGGGAAAAACTCGCTACCGAAGGTGACAAGCTCACCGGCTACATCAAGTTTGCCTCCACCAATCTCGCCAGCATGGTCAAGCAACTCATTGCTGACGATGTTCCGCTCTCCGCCAGTATCGGCTTCCGTGGCAAGGCTGAGCCAAACAATCACGGCGGTCTTCACTTCAAGGAAATCGAGCTGCTCGAGTGCTCGATCGTCTCGGTCCCGGCCCATCCTCGGGCCACTCAGATCGCCAAGAATTTCGGATTGACTTCGGTCATTGAAGCCGACCCGAATACCGCCCGTTCGGGCAGCAACCTCCAAACCGAAGTCATCAAACGCGCCAAGGCCGCTACGTTGGCCGCCAATCGCGCAGTAAGGAAATAATCATGTCTCTCGCAGAACGTATTACGGCTGCTGAAACTGCTCTGGTCGCCAAGAAGGATTCGCTTGTCGAGGCCACCAAGGCTCTTGAGCTCGCTCCGGATGAAGAGTCCCTCCTCGCTCAGGTCGAAGAGCTTTCGGCTCAGGTCGAGAAGTCGACCAACACTCTCGAGGCTCTGAAGAAGGCCGAAGCCGCTCTGGCTTCCCGCGCTGCTCCCGTCATCGGCACTCCCGCCATTGTGCAGTCCCGCAAGGACGGCAAGGGCAACGGTGATCTGCTCTTCAAGATGGCCGCTGCTCAGTTCATCGCGTTCGCGCAGCGCAAGGAACTCGGTCAGGTCATCGCCGAGCGTTACAAGGACAACGACCAGCTTGTCGCTGCCATCGACTACGTGGCCAAGTCGGTCGTCAATCCGGCCATGACCACTGGTGCTGCTTGGGCTGCTGAGCTGGTGCAGACCGATGTTCAGGGCTTCCTGAACACCCTCCGGGCCAACTCGGTCGCGGCTGAACTGGCCTCGCGCTCGATGAGCCTGAGCTTCGGCGGCTACGACTCGATCACTGTCCCGCATCGTAACCCGCTGGGCGCAACGCTCTCGGAACCGGCGTGGGTTGGTGAAGCTGGCGCGATCCCGCTGACGCAGTTCAGCTTCGGTTCGACCAAGATTAACCGCTACAAGCTCGCTGCTATCACTACCTTTACGAAGGAACTGGCCGAGCGTTCCACGCCGCAGATTGAAGGTCTGCTCCGTGATGCTCTGTCGGAAGCCTACGCTCAGGTTCTTGACGGTGCGCTGCTGTCCGCAGGTGCTGCGGTTGCTGGCGTTCGTCCGGCGGGTCTCCTCGCTGGCGTGACTCCGGTTGCCGGCACGGCTGGTGGCGGTGAGGCTGCGGTCATGGCCGACATGAAGGCTGCGATCACCGCGATGACCAACGCTCGTCTGGGCGCTCGCCCCGTGCTCATCATCAACACCGCGAGCCGCCTGTCGGCTTCGATGATGCTGAACACGATGGGCCAGCGTGCGTTCGCTGATGAGCTGGCTGCTGGTCGTCTCCTCGGCGTTGAGGTTATCGCCTCGCAGAACGTCCCGGCCAACACGGCAATCCTCATCGACGCCTCGACCTTCGCCTCGGCCTTCGACACCCCGATGTTTGACGTCTCCGACGTTGCCACGGTGGTCGAG